CGTGGTCACGTCCGGATCAGACCTCGATGCTCGATGCGCCGATCGGACCGTGGTAGGCGTAGCCGCGCCGCGCCGTCACGCCGATCAGCGTGCCGGTCGAGTGCGTGCCACCGAGCGTCGGGGTCACCTTGAAGTACCGCTTCTTGCCGCGGTAGCCGACGATCGGGATGACCGTGTCGGCAGCAGCCTTGGCAGCGGTGATCGAGCGCACGATGCCCGTATCGCCCGGCGCCGTAGCACCAGGGTCGAGGATCAGCGCGTCGTCGGCGCAGGCGGTGAAGGTCGAGTTGTCGTCGCTCTCGGTGGCGAAGAACTCGATCTTGTTGGTGGTCGTGAACGTGATGCCGCCGGCACCAACGAACAGTTCCACCGTGCATGCGCCGAAATCGAGCAGGTCGATCGCGGTTGCCGAGGGCGTGGTCGTGACGACGGCAGGCGCCACCATCACGACGCTCTGCGCCTTGCTCTTCTCGTCGTAGTCAGCCATGTGCGTGGTTCTCCGAAGTTGGAAAGGTCTAGGCCGTCAGGATCAGGCGATCTTGAGCAGCTTGATGGCCTCGGGGATGATCACGCGGCCGGTGTTGTAGCGACGGAAGGTCCACTCGGTCACGGCTTCGCGCTTGCGGGTCAGATCGTCGCGAACGACGCTGATGCCGATGAGATCGTAGATCTCGTAGCCGCGGCGGAGGTCGCCGAAGATGACCGGGATCGCGTTCGAGCCCGTCTGGGCATCGGCGAGATCGATCATGTCGGAGTTGTACGGGAAGCCCCAGATCGTGGCGGGCTTGTCACCGGCGACGGGCGCCCAGATCGGCACGCCGATCGTGGACTTGATGCCCTGCAGGTAGCCGAGCGTGCGACGGTTGAGGAAGAACGCCGGGTTCTGGCCGCGCTTCAGCTTGGACCCGATGTTGATCATGTCGGCCCAGTCCAGGGCGCCGCTCGTGGCCGTCTGCACGGTCTCGATGCGGGTGTCCTTGGTGATGCCCTGGGGCGACTTGATGCCGGTGCCGGAGATGTAGGCGATGCCCTCGCCCTTGCCGAACGCCTCACCGACGTCCATCGCGATCTCCTGCTCGAGATTGAAGGCCGAGGAGACCATCATGTCGAGCGTGGCGGGGATCGTGACAGTCTGGCGGTAGAGCGTGATCTGCTCGTTGCCGTACTGGCTCTGGTCGTAGGGGCTCGTCTCGCCTTCGCCCTCGTACTGGGCGACCGGGATCGAGAGACGACGCGGGATCTCCATCGTCTTCGACGTCGCCTGACGGACGCGCGCGAACATGCGCACGGGCGACATCTCGGTGATGTTCTTGCGGATCTCGTTGTCGGTGACGAGCGGGACGAGGTAGCCGCCCTGGACGTCCGAGTCTGTGCGCAGGGTCTTGTATTCGTGCTCCTGCGACTTCAGGTCCGGGCGGAACTCGAAGATGTCGCGTCGCGCCGGGGCCTCGTTCTTCTTCATGAAGTCGAAGAACGACTTGTAGTGCGGCTGCTGGCGCTCGACGTCGGCGTCGAGGGTGCCGGCCGACGACTTCTGCGCGAGCAGCAGCTCGAGCTTGTCGAGGCGGGTCTTGTAGTCGTCGGAGCCCTTCTTGACTTCGCCGAGTTCCTTCTCGGCCTTGGCCAGCGCCTCCTGGAGGTCGGCCTCCTTCTTCGCCGTCTCGGCCCACTTGGCGGTCACAACGGCGTTGAGCTTTTCGTGCGCCTCAGCCACGTTGACGAGGTTCTTCTTGGTGTCCTCGCCGAGGCCGCGGATGCCGCCGACATCGGTCTGCAGCGTCGTCACGGCTTCCATGACGACGCGAGCGAGCTGGGCCGGATCGTCCGGCAGCTTCACGGGTGCATTCATTTTGGGATGTTTATCCTGCGGGTTGCTGTTTGATCGCAGCCGCGGCCCCCATGAGGGTGGCAAACGCGGTAAGGAGCGCATCCGCATCCTTGGTGGCGCCAGCATCCCGCTGGGCCGACTTGCGATCTGCATCCCGCAGACCAGATAGCTCCGCCGCCAGTTTCCGGCTGATCCCGAGAGCGCGCAGACGAGCTTCCCGCTCGCCCTGCTCGAGGGCCTTGAACTCGCCGTCACTGAGGGAACTGAAGGGGCTCGAAAGATCGAGGCGCTGGTAGTAGCGATCGACGTTTGACTTGACCGCTTCCAGCACCTCGTCGGGGAGTTTGACGCCCCCGCGAGCACCGCACAACGAAGCAGTAGCCTTATATAATGCCGTTCGATTCGCGGTCAACTCTCCATCCTCGCCGATGTCGGCGATAAGAAGGCGCAGGTCGAGTTCGTCGAGCGACTTGCCTTCCTCGGCGAAGAGAAACGCGCGACGCACGTCCTCGTCGCGCTCGCCGAATGCCGACTTGACTCGCGCCAGAGCGGCGGCCGGATCCCACGCCGACGACATGCGGTCGACAGGCAGGTCTTGGAACGGCACGAGGCCCTTCACCGTCTCCACGCCAGCGAGCGGATTCATCGGCATGTTCACGACGCTGATCTCAAAAAGGCGGATCTCCTTGAGCAGGCGAACGCCGTCGGTCTTGCGCGTTTCCTTCTGCGTGGCGCGGTAGCCGATCGACGTGCCCTTGAGGCCGCGGCGCTTCAACTGCGGGATGATGCGGCCGGAGACGAAGCTGTCGTCCTTGGGCAGCTCGGCCTTGAACCAAAGTCCGCGCTTGTCTTCCTTGGCGTCGACGATGGTGCCGATCGGCGCGTCCTCCATCTTGTGGTTGAAGAGGAGGAGCGGCATGCCGTGGTCGCGCAGCGACTTGGCGAAGGCGCCGGGAACGACAGCGTCGTTGCCGAGGTCGGTGTTGTTGAAGATGGAGCCGTAGCCGGTGATGACGTGGCAGTCGTCGGTCTCGGCATAGCCCTTCGTATCGATGTCGACGACCGAGCCGTAGTCGCAGCGGGTGGCCATGGTGATCTCGTCCTTTTCGTTTGCAAGAGGGTTGTCCGCGGCTCGCCGGCGCGCGCGGTGTGCGTGTGGGGGGGGGCATCGCCTCTTGCGAGAGGAGGCGAACGAAAAAACCCCGTGGCGCTGGCGAGGCGCACGGGGCTGAATGAATTGGCTTGCTGTCGTGGTGGCGTTCCCGTTCGGGAACAAAGTGCGGCTGTCAGTCAGGAACGGGCTGTTTTGTTCCCGTTCAGGAACATCACCGCCGCTGGGCGTGTGGCGTGCGGTCCATCGTTCTGGAGTGCTCGACGGAGCGGCGGATCAGGCCATCGACGTCCCACGTCTTCGGGGATGTACGGTCGACGGTGACGTTGGCCACCCGACCATCGGTGACCTGGGCGCGACCGACGACGCGGCGGTTGACCAGCACCTCGACCGTCGAGGGAGATGTCTGGCGCAACGTCGCGAAGGTCTGGCCATCGCCGAGCACGACGCGGGCGCGGGTGGCGCCGTTGAGAGTGACGACACTGGTGGGTTTCAGCACGGGCGGGGTGCCATCTGGCTTGCGGCCGTAGCGGCGCGTCGGGGCGCTCGGACCTGTGTGGATCGGGGTGCGCGTGCCGTCATCGGCGACGTGGACCGTGGTGACGTAACAGCGGCAATTAATTCGCTCGCGGAGTGGGGCGCCCATCGAGGCGTCGCCCGGGAAGCGCAGCAGCGCGCCGCCGACGGTGAATGGGTCGGCAATCCCGACCTCCTGGCCGTGCGCCGCATGATGCGTGTCACGCTCGCGGCCGTCGAGCAGGGAGTTCCACACCTTCACCAGCCGACCCGTGGCTTGGCTGTCGGGGACGATCTCCACCGGGGGCGTCTTGGCGTCCTCATGCCGGGCTTCTTCGGCCTGGGGGTTGGTGTTCCCGATCACGACGCCGGAGATCTTCTGCTTCCACTTGCGGATCGTCTCCAGGACCGTGGACTTGATCCGACCGACGTAGCCGGCGGTGACGCCGGTCACGCGCGTCTTGGGGTCGCCGGCGTCCTTGGTCTCGATCTCGTCGAGCCCCCACGCCTTCGACATGCCATCGTCGACGACGTCGTCATCGGGGCTGTAGAGACCCGGATCGGCCATCATGCCGCGCGCCAGTTCCCGATCGAGAGAGGCGAGGATCAGTTGCGCGTTGCGGTGCGCCTGGTCGGCGAGGGACTGCAGGTGTTGGTTGCTGCGGCATGCGTCGGCGAGCGTCGGGTCTTTGGGCGGGCGCCGGCCCTGCATGACCATCGTCACCCTGGCGTAGTGGCGGGTGAGGATGGCCTGGATGCGGGAGAGGTGGCCGAGCTTCTCGAACGACCCGAGGTTCCCCCCGATCCCCTCCCATGCCGCGATGTAGTCGAGCCCTGCCCGGTAGAGCGGCCGCGCAAGCTCGGCCTCTAGGGCGAGCTTGGCATCGAGCAGGTCTCGGGCGGGGTCGGTCACGGGCGGGCCTTCGGGGTTACTTCAGCGGCGCCGGCGGTGTCAGGGCCCCACCGTAGGGCAGGTTCGTCGCCGGGTTGCCACGCTTGGCCTCACGGGCCTTGTAGGCGCCGATGCGGGCGGCGTTACTCCAGCCCTTCTTCTTCTCTCCAGCCTCGGAGGCCTTGGCCGCCGCTTTCATCGCGCTGAAGCGTTCCTGTGCCGCCGCGAAGTTGGACGGCGACGTGGACGGGGTGGCCATGCGGGTTTGGATCGCGTCCTTGGCCGCGATGCCGGTATTCACCACCATGCCGGGCAAACTCATGTCCCAGGCACCTTTCGCGGCCCCCGTGGCCATCGCTTTCGCGCCATCGTGGCGGGCATCCCAGGCGCCTTTGAGGGCACCCCCGGCCATCAGGCCCGCACCCACCAATGGCACGGCTTTGGCGAGCGTCATACCGGCCCGAACGAGACCTGTAGTTGCAGCACCCATGCCAACGGTCCAAGCGGCCATTTCACCCGTTGCCTTGGCGCCTTCGGTGGCGGCTTCCTTCAACTGTCCCGTGGCGCCAGCACCTTCGGCCTTCGCCTTGTTGGCGGCAACCAGAGCCGCCACACCGACAGCAGCCACACCGAGACCAACACCGAGCGCCTTGCCGCCCTTGGCCTTGGGAGCCTTGACGGGTTCGGCGGCTTTGGGAGCGGGAACAACCGGATTGGCAGCAGGCTTGCCACGCTGAACGCCTTGCGCGGCGAGGGTCGGCGTTGGATCGGCTTTGGGAGCGGCCGCAGCCTGTCGCACTTCGATGGACTTGGCGCGAGCCGCGTCCGACCAGCCAAGCGGCGTCATGCCCTTCATTGGCGCGACTTGTGGCGGCGAGCCACGCCGCACGGCAGGGGCTGGCGCAGCGGCTTGCGGCGCGGCAACCTTGGCCGGACGGACGGGCTTTTTGGTGCCTCCAACTGGCGGCAACTGGGTGCCTTCGGCCAAGCGGTGGGCAATGCGCGGACGCAAATCAACGGGATGCGCCTCGCCGGGGCGCACTTCGCTGCGCGTTCCGAGTGTATCCTTGAGACGGCGGGCATCGCTTTGCCAGCTATCGTCCCACTTGCGGCCCTTGCCGTATGCCGGGTCTTTACGGTTGATGCGGTCCTGTAGACCTGAGCGCAGTTCACGCACGACATCGCCCGCCGTGCCACCCCCGAGAGGATCGGACGGGGTGCCGCGCACCGGGGTATTCGCCGGGACCGACTTGGCTTTCTTCCAAGCCTCGGTGTACTTGTCGATCGGCATCTTGCGGCCGTCGCCCAGCGTCACATAGCCCTTCGGCTTCGCCTTCGCCGCTTCGACGGGCTTGACGGGGGCAAGGACGGGGGCGGGCGTGGCAGCCGGGGCAGCCTTGGGCGCGCGGGGCTTGCGGGCTGGCTTTTCCGCAGGCTTCGGAGCCGTTTCCTTGGCGTGGGCTTCCAGTGCCGCCGCCTTGGCCTTGCCAAGCGGATCTTTCTCGCTGGTTGGATAGGTGAAGACCTTCCAGCCTTCTTTCTCGGCGTGGGCTTGCGCCTTGGCCAGTTCTTCCGGGCCGCCCTTGTTCGTCCACATCGCGGCTTTCGCCTCGGGGGCGGGCTTGAACTCGGGGCGATAATTCACGCCATCAAAGCGGGTCTGCTTGCCGGTCGGCTGCAGTCCGGTCATTTCCGCACGGGCAATGACGATGGCTTGCGCTTCGGCCTTGGGTGCCTTTGGAGCTTTCTCTGCTTTCGGCTTGGCGTTGGCTTTGCGATTTGCCGCAATGACCCTGGCATTCTCAGGGTTCTGGGTGCCGTGGAGACCGGAGGATTGTTTCACGCTTCCAGCCGTTTCCTTGCTTCCGCCAGTGAGGTCACCTGAAGACGGAGGGGAGGCGGGCTTGGTTTTGGTTGGGGACGGCTGAAAGCCCGTCTCCTTAAAAGTGCCCTTAGCCGTTTCGCGATACGCCACCTTCGATCCGTCTGGCCTCTCGATCGAGAGGTGAAGATAGGCGGTCTTGATCTCCCCCCCACCCTTCATCGTCGTCTTGACGCGAGCGGTCACCTTGCCACCGTTGTCGACGTCCCACTGGTGCATAGTGAGACTGTTACCAATGCGGCGCTTGATTTCTGCGAAATTGACTTCAGCCGCCTTCAGAACGTCAGCCTTCCCGCGCGGAGTCGCGTCAGCCCCTTTAGCCGGGGTGACTTGCGGAGCGGGTTTAGCGCCCTCCGGACGGTTTAGTGAGACATCCTTAACGCGATCCGCCACGCCATACAGCCCAGCAGCTTCAAGCGCCTTGACGGAGCCGTGCTGCTCAAGCAAGCGCATGTCTTCCGCTGATGGCGGCGCTTTCGATGGCTTGGACAGATCGATGCGTTTATTCAGACTGCCTCCAGCTTGGGCGCGTTGAATATCTTCCCAGTCATGCCCCATGATCTTACCGGCGCCTGGGCTTTTCATTGATTCAATTGCCTTTGAAATTTCAGGATTTGTTTTTGCCAGGGTTTCGATACGAGAACGAAGAGCGGAGTCCGTCGTTTCGCCTGTTTTAACAGGGGAAATAACAGCGGGCTTGGCTTCGGCGCGGCGCGCAATTTCCTCGGTGGCGAGTTTATGGCGGGCGGCCATGTTGGGTGTGACGCGCGCCTTGTTCGTGCGCTCGGTTTGAGCCAACTCTGCATCCGACATTGAGCCGACCTTGGCCGCTTCGCCGGCATGATCCCAACCCACTTTGCTGTTGGCGAGCCTGACCGGCTTGGCATCGGCCTTGCGCACGTCTGCGCTGGCGGTGCGGGCCGCATCCGACCAACCGGGACGCTCGCCTGACGGGGCGGGCTTGACCTTCGCCTGCTCGACGAGATCGGTCTGCTTCATGCCGGAGCCGAACAGCCCTTCATTGGCCGGATCGCCAACGCGGCCCTTGGCTTCCTTGGCGCGCACTTCGGCAGCGATCTTGTCCGCCGTCGTCGGCTCGCCAAACATGCCGGCTTGGCTGGCGTCGGGCTTCGTCGTCTTGGCCACGTCTTTCGCCTCCGGTCCAAACATTTGGCTCTGATTGGGATCGACGGGTTCAGCCGCCTTGGGCGGTTCGGTGCCCATCAGCGCGTGGATCCCGCCCGTCTGCATGGTATCGCCGACCTCGCGCACGAACGAGCGTGCGGCTTGGCTCGGACTCTGACCTTCCGCAAGCGCCTTGGCGGCTTTGTCGAGCATGGCCGACACCGGGCCGCGCGAGGTCGCCAGCTTTTCAATGAGTTCGGCTTGGCGTCCTGCGCCTTCGGCCTTGGCGGCGTTGGTTTCGTGGCTCAGCTTGTTGCCGGCGGCTTCGATGGTGCCCGCTTCGCGCTCGAGCAGCCCGAAAATGCGCTTGTCGGTCTTCAGCGCCGACATTGCCTTGTCGAGCACCTTGGCGCGCTCAGCCAACAATGACCGCACGTTGGTTTCGGTGCCGAACAGCGATCCTGTGGTTTCGTGAAATTCCGGGGCGGCCAAGGCTTGCTGCACGTAAAGCCGGGCGTGCTGTTCCGAACCCATGCCAGCTTTCGCCATTTCGGTGAGCATGCCGACGTGGCGGGCCGGGTCTTTGACTTGTTCGCCCACCGTCGCTGCGTGCTCCGGCTTGACGCCACCGGACACCACCATATCGAAGGCGGGATCGGACAGTTTCGACAGCGCCATGGCTTGGCGCACCTTGCCGTCCGACATCGGCAGCGAGCCGTCGATCAGGTCAGGGCGTTCGCGCACCACCTTGGCGAAGTCAACCGCCGAGCCCGACAGCTCTTTCATGTTTTTGAGGGCGGCGTAGGCGCGCACGTCCTTCGACGTCCAACCGTCGCGCTCCTTCATGACGTAGGCGTCGAGGGCGACGTTCTTCTGTCCCGCTTCGATGGCGCGCAGCGCGAGGCCGCGGCGCTGGTGGCCGTCGGCGACGAACCGCTCGCCGTCGCCGCGCTCCCAGACGATGGCCTTGCCGGCGGCGATCTGGTCCCACTTGTTGACGCCAGCCATACGGTCGGTGACGCCCGAAGCATCGCCGCCCGACTTGAACTGAAACGTCGCCGGGTCTGCCTTGATCGTGCGCGGGTCGACCTGCTCGAACGTCACCGGCTTGCCATCCGCCCGCGACGACGGTCCTTCGATGTGGCGGGCCGCCCCGATGCCGCCGAGCAGCATGGCCGTCAGCGGCAACCAATGCGACTTTTGGTCATCGTCCTTGCGTGCAGCAGCAGCCTTCGCCATGGTCAAGCCACCTTCCGCCCACTGCCGCTCTCAATCTTCGGCCGATAGCTCTTGAGGCCATCGGCGAAGGCGAAGATCTGGCCGAAGGCCTTCTCCGCCTCGGCCTTGTCCTTCGCCGGCTTCTTGTCCCCCGGTTTGGGCTTGCCCGGCTTGCCGCCTTCGACCGCAGCGCGTCCCTCGGCGCGCGCGGCCTCTTCCGCCCGTGCCTGATTGGCCGGGTCGGCATCAGGGCGGGCCTCGTGGTAGGCCTGCACCGAGTTGTCACCCTGCCGCGCCGCCGGATCGTTGATGCCGTGGTTCGTGAAATAGTCCTCGGCCTGGGGAACATCTCCGACCGAGCCGTAGATGGTGTCGCCACCGAGCACCGGCTCGAAGCCGATGATCTCGCGCGCCTCGTTGCGCGAGACGAGGTGCCCACCGTAGAGCCGAAGCGCGCGGTCCGACGCCGCCTTGGCCAGCACGGGGTTGGTCAGTGCGTCGTGGGTCAGTTCGATGTCGGCGCCGAAGCGCTCTGAGAACAGTCGGCCCAGGCCGCCGTAGATGGTCTCGAACACCGGGAGCACGGCCAAATAGTAGAAGGTCTCCCACGCGGTGGCGTAGTTGTTGTTGGTCTGGGCCGAGGTGCGGAACAGCGTCACCGGCACGTTGTAGGCCGATGCGATGGCGTCCTCGACGACCTCGATCAGCTTGGCGAAGTCCATGTCCTTCATCGACTGCGAAAGCTGGGTGAAATCCAGTTCCCCGCCGTCGGTGACGAGCACCTTGCCGGCGTTCTGCGATCCGGCGGCCAATGCCTGGAACTGCGCCCGCACGTCCTGCTTCTGCTCGGGGGTGAGTTCCGACTTGTAGGCGGCGATACCGGACGGGCGGGCGCCGTTGTCGAGCACCGAGGCGTTGTGCTGGATGCCCTTCAACCTCAATTCGACGTCGTGCTTGATGGCGTTGAGGCGGGACAGGCCGACGCCGCGGTAGCTGCCGTCCATCTCGTAGATCGGGAACAGTTGCACGAGGCCACTCGGGTCGCGCCACTGGAAGTCGCGGGGATTGGACGGGTCACGGTAGAAGGTGAGCGCGCGCGTTCCCTCGCTGTACCAGTAGTTGTCGGGCCACATATCCGAGGTGGACGCAGTCGGCTTGACGTACTGGCTTTTGGCCACCTCCATCATGATGATGTTCTGGAGAGGCTGGGCGGCGCTGGGGTTACCGTAGATGACCGGGTAGGCGGTGCCGGTCACGAGCTGCTGGACGGCCAGATCCTTGATGAAGCCCTTGCGGTCGCGGCCGCGGCCGGGGCGCTTCAAAAGCTGGTCGATCTGCGTGTCGGAGGCCATTTCCCCGTTGATCTTGACCTGCGGCTGAAGGCGGGCGACCTCGTCGGCGATCAGGTTGACGATCTTGGAGTAGGTGCTCGAGTTGAGGTAGAGCAGCCAAGCCTGATAGGGCCAGATTTCCTGTGCGGAGAGGAACTGGGCGGCGAACAGCCCGGACGGGCTCGCCGCGCTCGAAACCGGAGCGGCCACGGCCGCTTTCGTCTCTCGCGGCCGCCCAAAGAAGCGGGAGAAAAAGCCAGACATGGGGATGGTCCTGTCTCGTTGCGATCAGCTCGCCTTGCAGGGGAGGCCGCAGTTGGGCGGCACGCCGGGGGTGTAGGGGGGATCGGACTCGCCATCGGCCTTGGGGGCCGGCTTGGCCGGAACCGGCGCGGCTGGCGGAGCGGCGGAGGTCTCCGTGTTGGTGCCGATCATGATCGGGGAGCCGGCCGGGTTGGTCGAGCAGCCGCCGACCATGGCCGCGGCGACCATGACGAACAGCGAGAGCATGAAGCAGAGCACGAAAGCAGACGCAGCCTTCAGCATTCTGGTCTCTCCAGATCAGGCGCGGACATTGATCGAGCCGGTGATGGTGGACTGAAGCGGGCAGGCGATGACCTTGTCGCCGGCGACGAGCGTGACGGGGCGGTGTTCGAAGGGGCGCAGGATGTCAGCGGCCGCCGTGAGCGCATCGGCGCTGGCATCGACCGCGCCGCCGATGCGGATACGCAGGTCGGAGGCCGGCGTCAGGCTCTGCACCGTCACGGTGACGGCGCCGGATGCCGTGTAGATGAGCGTCCACTGCCCGGCAGGCAGGGACGTCGTGGTCATGGTGGTCATGGGTTGCTCCGCAAGGGCTGTGGTGGCTCAAAAGGCGCCGACGATCGAGGGGCCGGACGAGACTGGCGCGAACGAGATCATCACGCAATCGGCCCGGTTCGGCGACATATGGCCGTCCGGGGCCTTGTTGATCAGGATCTTGCCGGCCGGCGAGTGTTTGTAAGTGACTTGGCTCAGTTCGCTCTTCAGCTCGCGCAGCTCGGCGATGCTTCCATTCAAGCTGATGAGCGCATCCGCGTCCGTCACGACGCCGGTCGTGACAGCCTTGAACGTGGCAAGGAATCGGTCGCGCAGCGCCCACCAGGCCTGCGCCTTGGCGTTCGCGAACATATCCTCGTTGGTCCGGTTACCTTCGTACCGGCGCTTCGGGTTAACGACGGCGCCTGCCGCACTCCAGCCAGCGACGGTGATATTGTGGCGGCCGCGGGGCGACAGCACCTTGCGAGAGCCGACGCGGCGGTCGACGAATGCGACCCGGTACTGGCCACCCTCGTCGATGATGGTCGGGGCAACGATCACTGATCGCGGCCGGCGCGTGCGAGCCACGAGGTGAGCCAGGATGCGTTCGACGCGGTCCCTCTGCGCCACTCGTGCGGTTTCTCGCGCGGCCTGCGCCATCTTGAGCGACGTGGCCGCGCCGGCGCCGACGCCGATCGAATCGTAGAGCAGCCGATCGCAGCCACGCTCCATGGCGACGCCGTAGGCCCAAGACCCGGCCTCGCCGGAGAGCAGGTCGCCGCGCGTGCGAACGTCCTGCACCTCGACCCCGTGCCGGATGGCCAGAGCATTGCGATCTCGACCGCCGTCGGCGACGTCGAGTGCGCCGACCTTGGTTCCGGTAGGCTTGATGCCGAGACGCTGGCAGGCGTCGATGGAGGCCTCGACCCAATCCGAGGGGATCAGTTGACCCTCGATGCCGGCCGTGGCATCACGCAGGTACTCCTGCCGGAAGATGTGCCCGAGCCCTTTGGCCTCGAGGTCGGCTTTCTTCGTCGCCACCCATTCCGGGGTGTGCCAGGGTGCGTCCGACAGGTCGAAGATGAACTTGTTCTTTGATGTCGCCAGCCACTCGTTGAACAGCGTGCCGACGCGCGAGCTCGAAATGTCGATGCGGCAGTCGGTGTTGGCGGTCAGCGAGGCCTCGATCATCGCAGGGCGTTCGATGAAGGCCGCTTCGTCGACGAAGAACAGGGAGGACCGGCCGCCACGGCCGATGTTGTCGCCGGCCTCGCCGATGATCGACGCCTCATTCTCCGGGTTGACGAGGCGCATGTGGTTGAAGTGCGCCTTCTCGTTCAGCCCATCCGGCCGCAGGTAGTGCGGCAGGTTGCGCACGATCGAGCGGATCTTCTCGAAGATCGAGTTCATGTCGCCGAACTGGTCGACGAGCACTTCCTTGCGGGAGCCGAAGCCAACGACAGAGCCGGGCTTGAACAGGTACACCCACACGGCGAATGCGCACGCCATCCAGGTGGCGCCGCTATCACGCGACTTCTCGACCGGCTCTGACGTCTTCGTCGCGAACCGCTCGGCCAGCCACTCGATGTACTCGCGTTGCCGCGGAAACGGGACGACGGGGATCTTGGTCGGCATCCCCTTGTTGGAGTTGCGCGGCTCGTAGACCCACACGCAATCCGAGATGAAGCCGACTGGGGATGCCGCATAGAACGCCTTGGCGCCGGCGAGCATCACGGGGTCGCTGGCGATCCGGCGCTCGATCTCGAGCCGGCGCGCGAGTTCCCCCGTGAAGTCCAGCGGCCAATCCATGCGGGCCATGGATCAGTTCGCCTTGCCGAACGAGCCGGGCGGAAGCTGCTGCTGGCGACGGAAGGCATCGAACAGCTTGAGCGCGTCCCTGGGGTCGTTGCTTTGCTTGACGGCATCCGGCTCGACGGCCTGGTGCGAAACCGTGCCCTGGTGGACGACGTCGATCTTGCCGTTGAAGAGCTGGAAGTGCTCGCCGAGCTTGATCAGCGCCTTGGTGCGGTCGGCCAGCTTCAGGACCGGGATGACGTCCCCGAACTTGTTGGTGGTCAACTCCGCCGCGACCACAGCCTTCTTCTGGACCTCGGTCAGCTTGTCGGATGGGGTCAGGTCCACGAAGTCAACTTCGACCTCATAGGCCGTGCCGTCCTTCTTGTGGCGGGTGACCTTGCGCTTGCCCCACTGGAAGAAATCCCCCGGCTTGGCCAGCGCAATGGCTGCCAATTCCTGGAGGATCAGGCGGGCGGACAGGTCGAATTCCTTCTCGGCGATGGCGGCTACTTTCTCCGCACGCGCCTGGATGATAGCTGAGATACCCGGATGTTGCAGCGCCTTGCTCGCTTCCGATGCCACCCGCTTGTTGGTCCACTTCTTGGACGTCGGGTAGGCGTGGCGGTAGGCTGCGGCTGCGTTGAGGTGCCGGGTGTAGTGCTCGACGAATGCCGTCTGCTGCTTCGTCAGCTTGTGGGGTGATCTCCCCTTGGGTCTGTCTACCGTCATGGGCGACTCTCGTGTTTGCCTTGTGGTTCTCCTCTCTTCCCTGCTCTCTCTTGGGGGGGGCGGGGTGCTGGGATGAAGGGGGGAGCGGGGTGGTGGTTGGAGTTGCCCGTGCTGGGGGTCAGCGCGGGCGGGGGACGACAGGGGGTGGCTTCACGGCAGGCTTCTGGTCAGCCCCTGCCATGATGCGGAGCCCCTTGGTGACAGTGGCTGTGGCCTTGGTGATCCGACCATGCAGGAGGTGGTCGACCGCCTCCTGGCGGAGAGCTTGGCAGGTGCTGCAGCTCACGGGCTGGCCTCCTGGGCTCTCTGCTGGCGGGCGGCGATGATGGCCTTGAGGTTGGCCTCGTTCTGCGTGCCGCGTTTGCGGTTCTTATCGGACGGGGCGGCGGGTGCCTCCGGGGCGTGCGTCATGTGCAGCGAGGCGTAGTGCTGGTTGGCGGCATTGAAGGCCGCAGCAGGGCCGCGGGAAGCCGGACCGAATGCCTTGTTCATGAGGTCGATCGGGATGACTCCGTTCAGGGCGCCCCAGCCGGCCGCCTTGGCGACACCGGCCGCGTCGGCGCCGTGCTTGTGAGCGTCCCAAGCGTAGGCCGCGGCGTGGCCGGCCATTGACGCAGGCAGCGCGAACTTGCCGATGGTCGAGGCGGCCGCGCCAACCGCCTTGGAGCCGTAGCGCTCGGCTGCGCCGATCATGCTGCTCAGCACCAACGGCGTCGAGGCCTGCTGCGCGCCGGCGAGCGTGGCCTTGGTGGCAGCCATGGAATCGGAGGCGCCTGAAGCCTTGGCATCGCGGTGCGCGATCTTGGCGGCGGCGGCGACGGAGGCGATGCTGGCGGCCCCGGCAACCCCGAGCGTCAGACCGTCCGAGTTGTGGACCGAGGGACGTCCGACGCCCGGCTTGAGCTCGAACACCTGGCCGGTCACGGCACGGTCGCCGAGCGCGCGGGCTGCGGTGACGCGGTGGTTACCGTCGAAAACGTGGTACTTGCCGTCGTGGTAGAGGAGCTGGGGCAGCTTGCCGCCCGAGGTCGGGGTGGCGCCGCGCGTGGCGGTCTCCGCGATCTTACCCTTCACGGCCTTGACCGAGATGGTCGGCTGGTCGGAGACGACGGCCCTGGTCGAAACGGTCTGCACGCCCATGGGCTTGACGTGCTCGGGCTTCAGGAAGTCGAACTGGAGCGGAGCCCGGCCCTGGCCCGGGGTGCGCATCTGCTGGTCGAACAGCCGGCGATCCCAGATACTGGGGCGAGCCGAGCGCATGCGGGCGGCGCGATCGATGACGGCGCTGGCGCGCTCCGGGGAGCGGCGATGGGTGGCGGTCTCGGCCATGGGTCAGTTGCTCCGCTGAGACACACCGACAACGAGCGGGCGCTTGGACTTGGACGCTGCGCTGGCGGCGTAGTCGGCGACGAGGTTGTGCGCGACGCGCTCGCCCTCCTGCTCCCCAAGCACCCGGACGTAGATCGCCACCGCCGTCGCCAGTTCGGCCTCGGCCATGTGGAGGGCGTCGATGCGCTCGTCGGTGCTCATGGCGGGGAGGCCCGTTTGCGGGGGATGGGAGGGCGCGGAATACGAAGCCGGCCCGGGCGATATGCCGCCCGGGCCGGAAAAGCCGCATCTACTGTGGGAGCGTCACCGCGTCGGCAACGATGGTCGGTGGATAGATCGGCATGGTGGTCCATCTCCGGGGATGTGGACGGGGGGGATACGCAGGCACTGAACCGGGAATGGGGGGAGGGGTGTGGTCTCGCCGAATAGGACCGGCCCGAGGTCAGGACCAACGCAGCAGGATGCGCCCGTGATCAACTTTTGAGGTGCGTGGGGCGATTGCTGGTCGATCGGCTGGCGGTCATGGGCCAGAAACGATAGCGCCCGCCGAGCGTTATGCTGGGCGGGCGCGAAGCGAGACCATGACGAAGGTTGTACCCGTCCCACGGGCGGAGCGCAACCGGCGCTGCCTCAGAAATCGGCGCCGTGGAATGCGACAGAGTGTCGCAGGTTCGTGCCGCCAGCGGGTGGGACTCGAACCCGGTCACCCGCGAGGGCTGGTGCTGCCTTCCACCACGGCCCGCTGGCGGCACGAATGTTATGCCTCAGACACCTCTGCGGCAACCGCCTCGACCTCGTCGAGCGGCGCGGATCAGGCGCGTCTGCCGCTCGAAGTTCTTCGAGTAGATCATGTCGCGGTATAGCGTCGGGTCGGTAATGTGGCCGAACGAGTGCATTCGGTCCTCTGCGTCAAGCAACTCCTGCAAGTGCTCGCGCTGCGGCGCCAGCATCATGCGCGCCATGCCGATGGCCTGCATCGCAAGCGCGTGCTCTGGGCTCACCTTGTCGCGGTACTTGGCTGAAACGTCGGTCATTTCCGTGCCTTTCCTGCCGGGCTGAGGCGGCGCTCGATGCAGCCGGGCGCCGCCTCAGCCCGTGCGACATAGTCCTCTATGGCGTGCCTAGCCTCTTCGGCAAGCACTCGGCTGTTGCGCTCGGCGACAGTCTCTAGTCGCTGCCGAAGCGCCTCCGGTATGCGGAACCCGAGGAACGCCTTTGCGCCGATCTCGTCGTCTTTTTTCGGTCTAGCCATGGCCGAAAGCTACGTCCGCCAAGCCGGAACGTCAAACGTTTTCCGGCGATTTTCCTCGATCACGAAAATGTGATACGTTTTTCGTATGGCGCGGCTCCAGCCCCCTTGCATAACGCAAAACGTTATGCTATATTTAGATCATAGACGCTGAGATGGCCCACTAGCCAAGCCCATCGACCCGAACACACCCCAAGCCACAGGATGGACGACAAGGGGGATCGGGAAGAGGTAAGCGAAGGACTCCCATCCAGCCGAACGCCAACCCCTCTCCCCGAGGGCAATGGCGAAGCTATTGATAAGATGGAGAGCTACATGAAATTTTGCCTCGCTTGCGGCGCCCCCATCGCCTTCGCGCTGGCAACCGTGCTCCTTGGCAAATGACCATCGCGGCCCTTCGGGGCCGCACCATCAAGCCTTGCCCTTCTCCGACGATAGCGTTTGAACCCCCAAGAATTCCTTGGAGGTTCCCGCCCTGCCGTCGGCAGGCCCCTCGCTGCAACGAGGGGACACCTACTTTTTGGAGGCTACCATGACCGACACGACCACGACCGAGTTCCACGAGACCGAGTTCTTCATGGTCACGAACGAGAGCGGGGACGTCACCGGAGACGTGGATCGCGACACCGCCATCGAGCGGATGCGCGTCGACCACGGCGGCGACATCCTTCGCGTCACGCGCATGATGATCAAGGTTCCGGTTCCCAAGCAGACCGAGGTCACGCTCGAACTGCCGGAGCTTCGCGGCGACGAGGTCAACGTGACCGTCACGGCCTGACGTAGCGGTGAGGGCTCGGCTTCGGCCGGGCCCGATCCCCCTGCGCCAAGCAGGCGCCCCGCTGCAACGGGGCAATCAACTCCTTTGGAGGCTCACCAGCCATGGCTTACTTCGCCAGGATCAACGATCGCGCCCACCTCGTCGAGTCGTGGGAGCAGGTGTCCGAAGCCTACGTCAATGCCATCGCGACGCTCAATCTCGGAGTGTCCGAGACGCCGCCTTGCCGCATCGTCGACGAGGACGGCGTCACCGTCGCAACCGTGTCCTACAACGGCCGCGTCTGGCTCGGCATCGACCACTGCATCGGCGGCGGCATCCCGATCTACGATCCCAGTCATTGACCCCGACAAAACGCCCGCCATTCCACCAGGGATGCGCGGGCGTTTTGCGTTTCAAGGGGTAAGGGGCCGGCGCTGCAACGCCGAGCCCCGGGCGTGCTGCGTTTCAACGCCCTGGAGGCACCCCATGATTATCGAAGGCATCATCATCGCCGTCTGCGCCGCCGGCGGAACCATCTCGATCGTCACGCTGATCGCGTGCGCGCTCGGCGACATCTGAGGCCAACGCAAAGCCCCGGCCCCGCAAGGTGACCGGGGCTTTGTCGTTTATGAGGGGCGCGAACTGCAATCGCGCGACACCTCGGACCCACCTGGAGGCTATCCCATGCTGGTCACCAACACCACTACCACAACCCGCTGGCGCGTGCCAGCCCTGGCTTGGGTGCCCATCACCCTGGCCATCGGCGCCGAGGCCGCGTCCAACGTGCTCCGTGCCTACGGGCTCGGCGCTCACCTCGAATCGTTCACCATCCACGTCCCCGCCCTGGGCGTCCCGGTCTCGCTGGCCGGCGCCGTCTTGGGCGTCGCCGCGATCGTGATCTCGCTGGCCCAAGCTCGGGTCGCATGGGTGGCGTTCACACCATCCGGATCACGGGGCCAGCGCCTGCTGGCCGGACTGACGCTGCCGCTGTTGCTGGCGATCTCGATCGCGGCCATGGCGTCGACCATCCTCGAGGCGCAGCGCACGAAGGTCGGCGGCGAAAGCCACGACCGGACGGCGTACACCACGGCCAAGGCGGCCTACGACGCCGCCAAGGCCGATCACGACCGAGTCGGCAGCGTCAGGTCGACCGCCGAGGTTCGGGCCGCCATGGAGCGCGTGCGCATCCCTGGATGGGCCTGGACCGACACCAAGCAGTGCACCGCCGATGCGGGGTCGATGTCTGCCGAGGCCGCCAAGGCCTGCCGGCCGATCCTCGACCTGCGCTTGGAGATGGCGCAGGCCATCACCAAGACGGACGCCGGCAAGGCGATGGAGTTGGCCGCGACCGCCATGGCGCGACTGACACCCCCGGCGGAGCAATCCGTCGAGGAAAACATCGTCTCGCGCGGCTGGGCGTGGATCATGGGGCTCGGCGTGGTGCTCGTCGCCACGTTCGGCTCCGTCCTCTTCGCCCGCGTCGAAACCGTCACCGTCGAGGTGCCGGCAGAGACTGCACACGGCCCGGTGTCACCCCCTGCAAGCCCGCAAACACGGGCTTTGCCACCCCCTGTCGCCCAGCCAAAGGGTGGCGTCGAAAGCCACGCCGCAGCCCTCGCGGATCTGCAGGCACTGCTTCACAGGCGGGAGCCGATCCCGAGCCAAGACTGGCTCGCGGAGCGGTGGGGGCGGTCGAAGACGTGGGTGTCCCTCCGGCTCGGCGAGTGGGAGGGGGCGGGAGAGATCCCGTCGCGCACCTCGGTCGGACGTTGCAAGACGTTCGAGTCGGCCTGAACGGTTCGGAAAGGCTCGTGGGTTTCGGCCCGCGGGCCTTTTTTTTGCGCGAAAATTGTGCGTTGTTCAGTTTCGCAACGGTTTTGGCGAACCCGGCAGGGCTCGAACCTGCAACAGGTTAGTGGTGCGCGCCGCTGGCTAATGGGGCGCCCGACGCGCGATTTGCCGCCCGATGAAGGGCGCGCGCGTTTCGCCGCGTCTCAGCGGCTCGTCATGGGCTTGATTTGGTCGGGGCGGCAGGATTTGAACCTGCGATTTCCTGGTCCCAAGCCAGGCGGGAACGGCCAGACTTCCCTACACCCCGCACACGACAACACAGACGAAGCGCGTCACCGCGTCGTCGGTCGTGTCTGCTGTTGGGGCAAGAAGGGCCGCGATAAAGCGACCACTCCCGCGCGTCGAATGTCATGACCAGCCTCAACCGCCAAATACGGCCCCGAGCACGAAGCTCCCCACCACAATCGTGATCAGGAGCCGCCACTCCCAGGAGACGGACCGAGTGAGAGTGGGGATGTTCATGCGGCCACCCTAACGCCAACATCGACGACGAGCTTCGGATCAAACCCGGTCCGCTCGTTCGCATACCCTCGCGGGTTGCAGATCACGCGCCCGTCCCCGATCCGATAGTCGTGCCGACTGTGAACGTGACCATGCACCCAGAGGTCGGCCAGATCCACTAGATCGTCGAGGTTGTTGGCAAAAGCACCGTTGAGGACCGACCCCATGTAGTTGGCGTGGATCGACTTGGAACTCGGCGCATGGTGCGTGACGACGACCTTCGCGCCGTCGAAGGACTCGGTCAGCATGCCGCCGATGAAGTGTCGCGCATAGTCGTGTAGGCCAACCGCATCGGCCGGCTTGAAGCGACGTCCGCCGAACCGGATCAGGTGGTGGTCGTTCATCATGCCCTGAGCCGCCAGCATGGCGGGAGCGCGCCACGCTTCCCCGTCGAGCCGGTAGTCGGTCCACAGCGTCGCGCCGATGACGCGGGTGCTCCCGATGTCGACGTGGGAACAGTCGAGCCAGTGGATGCCCGCGTGGTCGGCGGCCGCCAGCGCCTTCTCCATCTCGTCGCGCATCTCGCCGCGGTAGAATTCGTGGTTGCCGAGAACGTAGACGACCGGGACGCCAAACTTCTGATCCGCCAGCCAGTCGATGGCGCGGTCGGCGCCCTCGCAGATGTCGCCGGCGCAGATCACCATGTCGCACTCGGGCCGGACCTTGGGCAGCGAGAACGGTTGCCGGTTGGCGTCGAGGTGCAAATCGGAGAAGACCCAAGCGCGCGCCATCATCTCACTCCGCCGCTTCCTTGACCTGAGAGAGCCCCAGCGCCTCGGCGATGGCGACCTCGGTGATCGTGCCGCCTGTGTGATAGCACAAACTGGCCGCGACTTCGACGGCACGGCGCGGGCTGGCTCCGGCCAGCATGGCCCCCATGGCGTAATCCGCGCCAGCTCCGAACGCAATCGGCGGGTCGAATCGCTCGATATAGGGGCAGCCGTGCGAATACTTGGCAATCCCCTCTCGGTCGATCACGACCAGAAAGCCCCACTCGGCATCCGTCCCCATTTTCGGGAGGGAGTCGACCCTGGCTCCCTCGTGGTGCCAGTCGATCAGCGGGTCCATCAACGGCGCCATACCCGTGAATGCGTAGACGCGCCCGTAGCGCATGACGATTTTCTGGAAGTCCGTGCCGCGGCGCTCGCTGCCCCACAAGCGCAGCCCGTCCGCCGCGATCGTTACCCCGTCCGTTGCAATGGTGGTCATCGTGACACCACCGATACTGTGGCGTCCGGAGATGGCGGCGGGACGAACCCGAACTCGACGAGTTCCGCCGCGCCCTTGCTCTGCACTCCGGCCCCCTTCAAAAGATCAATGAGGTCGTCCAGGAAGTCGAAGGACCAGCGATCGGTCTCGATCACCCAATAGGGACCACCGCCTTCGTCGCACTGGCGGACGATGATGTCTTGAGTGGCCGGCTCCATGCCATCACCTTCCTGCTCGTAGGTCTTCACGAACTCGCACATGGCCAATGCCGGGTGCTTTCCGTGGCTCATCGCCTTGCTCCTCTCCCGAAACTCTTCGCGCTCGCCGCGATCTTTACCTGCGCCGTCTCGGCCGAATAGATGGGGAACCGCGTCGCCTGTTTCATCACCTCGCGGTGTGCGTCTTCGAGTAGCGTCGCCCACCATGCATGGCGTTCGGACTCGGTCTCGAAGCAGCCCATGACGTCCCTGAACTTGTGCCGGGGCTGCTCGTTGTCCTGCGACCGTTGTGCACCGAGCAGCATGACATCGAGGGAGGCCTTCAGGCGTTCCCCGTGCTCGCGACTTTCGACCTTGACGAATTCCAGCACCTCGAAGCGGTGATAGGCTTGCGACAGGTCGTCGTCCTTCGCCGCCGTCCGATCCTTCATGGTGACGACCAAAAACACGGGCCAACCGCCCATGTTGTCGCCCATGCGGCGCGGGACCGGATGTGCCGGCCCGCATAGACACACCGAGACGAGCCCCGCGCGCTTCTCCGCCGCCTTGTAGGAGCGGGAGCGCACGTTGATGTCGCGGGCGTTGACCTTGGCGATCTCGTCGCGGAGCGTCTTGGGTGGCAGGCGCATGAAAGCTCGGCTCAAATCCCTCTCTTGACGCGCACGCGCTTGCTGTTCTTCTGCTTGATTTTGCTCGAAACCGAAAGCCGTTTCGTCGACCGTTTCGGCTTCCCGGTCTTTTTGTCCAAGACGAAGCCTGGAATGTGGACTCCGCGCATCTTCATTTGCGCGCCCGCTTGAATGCGTCGGCCAAATCGGCTGCAAGGTCGGCCCGCTGGTGATCGGCGAGGCCATCACCCCACCACGGCTGGCTCTGTGGACGCGGCGGCGGGTCGGCATCAAAGGTGTAGCCGGCCGCGATCACCAGCGCGGCAGCGAGCACCGCCAGCGCCTTGTCGCCGGCCTCGATGGCCCTCTCCAAATGTCGGCGCCGGGTCGCGATCAGGCGGGCCATCAGGTTCTCGCCCTTCGACCGGCGCTTGAACTTGGTCTCCATCCGCTTGGCTCGAGCGCAGGCAAGGCGGATCGGTGTGAGCTTGATCTCCGTCGCCTTGCGCTCGGTCCTGATCCGGTCCTCCAGGAACGTGACGACGTTGATCGACGTCGGGTCGATCTCCCCACCCAGCACCTCGTCGAGAAACTGCGCCAGGACCGACGCGGCTTGCGCCTCGATGCTCTCTTCGGGGCGGTCGTCAAGCTCTCCAGTGGCGTCGTAGCGCGCCCTTCGATCCGGATCGGACAGGACGAGATGAGCGGTGTTGACAGCGTCGAAGTCCTCCCGGCGCCCGCCGGCGTCCGGGTGGGCGGTCTTGGCCTTCTTGCGGTACGCCCGGCGCACCTGCTCTTTGGTGGCCGTCTTGTCGACGCCGAGCGTGGCATAGGGGTCTAACGTCACGATGTTCCTCCCGCCCGACGCTTGAAGGCTCGGTTGCTCTCCTGCACGCGGGCCGCCAGCGCCGCCAGCTTGCCGTCAGCTCCGCCGTTGGCCACCACCGCGAGTTTCTGCATCAAGCGGTCATAGCGCTTGCGCACGGCCCGCCGGGACACCCCCTGGGCCTCGGCGATCTCATCCCACGATTCGGGCGGGTCCTTGATCCGCCCGGCCATGATCTCGGCCTCGCGCGACCGCTCCCACCCCCCGGGGGTGTCGCAGTAAACCTCGGTGATCCAGTCCATCACCCGTGGATAGTCCTCGATGTCCTGGGCCGCTTGCTTGAATGGCGGTCGCCAGTCAACGGTCGGGTCTGCATCCGAGACCTCCAGCCACTGCTTCAGGTCGGCGAGCACGGCGGCGTTGGTGCGTTGGCGCTTGATGTCGAGCGGGATCAGCCGGTCATAGGACAGCGCTCGGCACACCCTAGCCTCGACCTCGGCGACGGTGATGCCCCCCGGCTCACGATAGGCGACCTCGTGCACGTCGCGCCACTTCTGCGGCTCCGGCGCGTCTGCCTCGCCGCCCATTGACGATCCGCGACGGGCGCAGTCCCTGTCGCGCTCCATGTCGCGCGCCAGTTCGGCGCTTTCGGCGTCCTCGACCGCGCCGAACCGGGTCGTGGATGACCACATCAGCCCCGTGGTCGAGGCCAGCGGTTCCGGCACGACCCCGCGCGGCCACTCCCACGTCGCCAGGGATATGGGCTGCCACGCATCGGGCTCCAGGCCTGGGAGCCACTGTGCGACACCCCCTGTCTTGGGCTGGCGCACCCCCCAGATCATGCCAGACCCGCCGGGGGGCGTGCCGCGCACGGCATCGAACACCCGTCCCTGCGTGATCAATCGGACCTGCCTCCGCTCCGGGGGCAGGTCGTCCATGGCGTACCATGGGGCCTCGTCTGCTGCGGTTGAAATCAGTTATCTCCGATCAATGATGTTTCACGTTTGCTTCACGGGAAACCTTGTCTTCACCCACCTGCCGACCCGCCGCCTCTCGCCCCGAACCCCGCCGCGCGACGCGACACCGCCCGGAGCCCGCGCTGTCGCGCGCACAGACGCAACCCTCGTCGCCATGACAGGCGGGGTCGAGTCTCGGTAGCGGAACACTGCCGCCGGGGCCGAGTTGCCGTGCGCCCGGCTGTTGTTCATGGCGACCCAGTACCAGAGCCATGCGTTTGCGCCGCCATGGGTGTGCGTCTGCGAAGCCTGTGGCGGCGCGCCATTGTGTTGCTCATCCCGGCGCTCGTCGGAGCAGGCGGCTAGCAGAAGCGCGAGGAGCACGACCATATGCCGCTCGGTCATGTCCGCTTTCCCCCAGCTTCGATGTTGCAGGCCGGGCAGAAGTGATGCCCGTCGACGATAGCGTGCCGCGGATCGCGAAGGTCGAAGACGTGCGAGCAGGACGCGCACGCCGAGAGATTGCGCATGTAGGCGTCGAGAGACCGAGCCTCGTGGACGAGATTTCCGAACAGGCCGCGCATGAGGTTGCTCGCATCGTCCAGCGTTTCGATCGGCGGCATGTCGAGCCGCCCGTAGCGCTTCGTGTCCGCCTCGCTGTCGCCCATCATGTCCTCTCCCCTTCCCGGCCCTTGGCGACGCGGCGGCGCGTGGCCGGATCGATCTCCGCCCAGCGCCGGCCTCGCCAGATCACGACGGCCCGTGTCGGGCCGACCAATGGCTCGAAGTCTGCCGGAGGCGGGGCCCTGCTCGACGAACTGGCGCAATTGGGCCTGCGCGGCGGCCTGTAGCGTGGTCATCGTATCTGCCCCCCCTTCTATCTCGTGCTCTCGGCGCGGTCGGCGGCGCGCTTGGCCTTGCGGGCCTTGATCTTGCGGGCATTGGCCCGCCTGTCCGCCGCCCGGAGTTGACACTCGATGCTCGCGTACCGGCTGACCCGGCCCGCCTTCCAGCTCGTGCCCACGGGCTGTCCGCACCCACAGGCACAGGCCGGGCGCGCTGGCGCGTTGCTGTTCAACTTCTCCGTCGTCATAACGCCTCCATGCCATCACCACCTCTGCGCTCCCACTTCGATGCCGAGCTCGTCCGCAACATACGTCGGGTCGATTCTCAGGTGTTTCGCGATTGCTCCAAACGACCATCCGCGCTTGCGAAGACGGTGGATTTCGGCTTCGGTGGCGGACGGCGGCCGCACGTCGCTGGCCTTGCGCTGTCGCTGTGCGATGGCGCCGTCGGGAACGTCGCCGCGCCACGTCAGCGCGTAGCCCTGACCGGCGATAGTGTGCAGGGTGAGCGGCATTCGGGTCGCGCCAAAGAGACTTCGCAGACCGTTGATGTGATACGCCAGCCGCTCGACCCGAATGCCATGCCGCCCGAGCGCCGCGAACAAGGACTGCCTGTCGGCGACACTCCCGCTGGCATGGAGCAACACCTCGACGAGGGCGCACTGCACCGGCGACAGGTTGATGGAGCCGGACGACGTGCAAAGCTGCCCGAATTCGGGATAGAAGGCCGCGCGCCCGCCGAGCCAGACCCGGCCGGGCGCGGGCTCGGGCGGCTTCGATGCCGCCACGACGTCGGCCAGCGACGTGACGGTGCGCGGACACGCGACGGATGCCTGCCCCATGGCGGAAGCCCGCACGGCATCGACGATGCCCTTGACGCGGGGGTCGGCGACTGCACGCTCGCCGACCCGGATTCGCGCGTAGCGGACCGTGGTGTGGTCACGTCCACCGAACTGGCTTCCGACGAACGGCAGCGAGCGCCCTGTCAACTCGATCGACAGCGCCATGGCGATCTGCCGCGCCAGCATCCATGCTTGGTTCTCGCGCGCATGAGAGGTGAGATACCAGGACGGCACGCTGCAGACCGTCACGACCGCACGCTTGACGTCGGCAATGGTGATGCGGCCGGCATCGCGCATGTTCCCCGACCCCGGCGCGATATCTCGCCGGGGCGGGAGGAACACGTCATGGCCCTGCTGCGCCGTCTTCATGCCACGGCCTCGCCAGCCTCGGTGGCCAGTTCCTGCGCCGCATGCGCGTCGGCCTCGTCGAGGTTGTCGACGATCTCGGCGAACACCGGTGTCATTTCGACCATGACGTCACCGGGTTCGCACGCGCCGGCCGTCACCTCCGCTTCGGATGGCGGGCGAACCCCGATCAGGCCGTAGCTCTCGGCGATAGTTTGCAGTTCGGAACTCGACACCGTCTCCGACTGCCAGGACAGACGGATGATGTCGCGGACCGCAGCGGCGGCGCCGGTGAGGGCACCGATCTCGGCCTGGATCTTGGCTTCGTCGGTCGTCTCGATGGTCTCGGTCATGCGGCTGCCCTTTCCTGCGACCACGCCTGCCACGCCTTGGTGTCGTGGATGACTGCTGGGCTCACCCCATCCGGAAGCTCGTAGCGCATGCTTTCGAGACGCTTTGTCGCCGGGCACGCGCTTTGGATCGCGCCGGCGATATGGCTCAATCCATGGTCACGCCCACCAACTCCGCCGCCGACCGCGTCGCGCTCATAGGGATTGTCCGTTGCCGCCCGTTTGTGCTTCGACATGAATGTCCCTCTTTCCCTCGTTGGTCTCATCTGCGAAACGCACGTCACGCCAGCGCGGCATCGAACATATCTGGCTCGATTTCGGCATCGTCGTTCGGAGCCGCGAACTTGGTCCGGTCTCCCGGCTTGGTCAGCGCCACCCGGCATCCAGGCGGTATCCAGTCCAGCTTGGTCTCGCGCGCCCACGGCGTCAGGCGGCCGTACATGCGGCGCCACACGAACCAGGCGTAGGCGGTCGCCGTCGAGGCGTCCGGATCCCACTTGCCCTTGACCATGGGCACCCGCTCGACGAACGGAGCTACTACGGCCGGGGGATGCGTCCGGAAGATGCGCTCGTGGCGCTCGACGCCCTCGAGCCAAGCCGTGCGGACGAGGACCGCGACCCCCACAAGGGCCTCGTCCAGTGCCCGCTCGACGAACTCGACGGCGAGATTGAACGGTGGGTTGGTGATAATCCAATCAGGCCGGTTCCGCGGCCCCTCGACCACGTCTGGCCCAACCCCGACGAACGACCCGACACCATCCAGCCCGCCGTAGTCGAAAACGTCAGTCATGTGCACCGAGGTAAAGCTCTCGGCGAGGACACGCCCCATGTGGCCAAGGCCGGCTGCCGGCTCCCAGCACGTCTGATCGGAAACGTCGCCGAGGACGTGCGTGACCAAGGCCCGGGTCGCCCACGGTGGTGTCGGGAACAGTTCGAGGCTGTCTGGCGGCTCACGGCGTTGGGCCATGACGGCGTAGGAACCCGAAGGCTTGGTCATACTGCCGTCTCCATCGCTGCGTTGATCCGCTCCGCGATCCAGGCCACCACGGGAACTGCAAAGCCGTTGCCAAGAGCCTTGTACTTCGGGCCGTCGGCGGCCTTCTTTCCCCGATACGTGATGTCCAAATAGTCGTCGGGAACGCCCTGCAATCTCGCGCACTCCTTCGGTGTCAGCCTCCGCACCTCATAGGCCGTGGCATAGGCAGGCGCATGCGCTGCCGCTGCCGCTGCCAAGGGATGGCAGGGATCGCCGGGCATCGGATTGCAACGGTTTTCTCCGCTCGTGATCTGCGTCGTGTCGAAGGCGATGCCGATCGATGTGCCGTCGGTGTCGAGCGGGTGCGTGACGTGCTCGTTGCTGTCTGGGTCTTGGCGGGCGTGGAACGCCACGAGGTGGCGTTCCACGCCCGGTCCCGTCTTCCGACGCATCGAAGCCGCCTCCGCGCAGAGTGTGAGCGATAAGCGTCTCGGACTCGAAGTCCATCCGACCCAGGGCGTGTCGTCGCGGGAGTCGATGCTCATGTCCCGGTGCTCCCGAATCCGCCGTCCCCGCGCGTCGTCTCGCTCAGCGTCTCCGCCTCGACGATCTCAGCCCTTGCAACCGGAGCAATAACGAGTTGGGCGATGCGGTCGCCGATGCTGAATTCAACCGGGTCGTCGCCGAGATTGAACAGCAGCACCTTCACCTCGCCGCGGTAGTCGCTGTCGATGGTGCCGGGACTGTTGAGCACGATGATGCCGTGCTTGAAGGCGAGGCCTGACCGGGGCCGCAACTGCCCCTCGTAGCCGTCGGCGATCTCGATCGCGAACCCGGTCGCCACGGCGCTCCCGACGTTGGAGCCGAGAACGAAGGCCTCGGCCGCACGCAGGTCCATCCCTGCCGCACCAGCGGTCTGATAGGCCGGGAGTGGGAGCCCTTCCCCGTGCGGGAGCCGACGGAATTTCACGATGGGAGTCATGCGTCACCGCCTTCCCAGTACCGAATGGAAATGTGCTTCAACGCGACGCGGCCGATATTGTCGTCGCGGCGCTCACGCTCCGGAACGATCACGATCCCTTCGGCCATGTGCCCGGCTGGCGCTCCAGGAACTCCGCTGTCCTTCTCAGCAGCTGGCAGCAAGAAGCTCGGATCGTATGGGCCGTGATAGATCAGCGGCACGGTCGGCAGGCTCGCGTCGTCGATGAGCGCGAGAATGTCGATCCACTCGCCCTTGTCGGATGCAGCGAACGCCGCGAATGCGACATGCCCTGGCTTCTGTCCGTACTTGAGCGACTGGACCGCGCCGTAGACCTCGCCGTAAAGCACGATGCCGGGATGCTTGCGGCACCACGCCTCGATGCGAGGATCGGCATCGGCCGCCCGCTTCCAGTGGTGCGCCACGTCGGGCTTCAGCCAGCGCGTGCGCGACCCCATGAAGAACGTTACGCCGTCGAACAGGTAGCGCGCATTGGCGCCGTGGATCTTTTCGGTCACGACGACGGGCTCGCCGTCATGGATGACGCCGGGGAAGTTGGCGAGGCTCTCGACGTCAAACTTCGAGGCATAGACATCCGGGCACTGGTCGGCCGGCAATTCGTCGGCGCCGGCCATGACGACGGGCGGTTCGTAGCGCTCAATGCCGAGATCGGCCATCACATCGTCGCCGACAGACCGACCATCAAGCCCTTCGGGAACAGGAATCAGCAAGCCGTAGCTGAGAACTCCACGCAGGCGCACCGCCTTCAAGCGATGTCGGTCTTTGCCGTCCTTGGCGAGAAAGGAAAACTCCGGCCGCGCGGTCGGAACCGTGTAATCCGGCTGGATGTATATGGCGCGGGCGCCGACTTTAAACTGCCCCTTCTTTACGACCGCCTGCCAGCCGCCAACTGGGATGATTTCCAGGCGCTCTGCATTGTCGTGAGGCCGGACCGCTGCAATTTCGATGATGTTGACGCTGTGCGTGCTCATGCGTCACCGCCTTTCGCGGCTTCTCGCTGCGCCCACGCGACCAGATCGCGGCGCATGATGCGGCGATGGCCACCGCCGATCTGCGAGTACCCCATCGTGGCGACGCTGATGCACGCCAGCACGTCGAGCGCCGTCGAGCCGCCGACCCAGGCGTGATTGGCGTAGGCCAGCCCCAGCGCCGCCAAGACCGAGACGACGTCCTTTGCCCAGCTCTGCAACATGATCTCGTGCAGCACCATGTAGACGGTCTCCGGTTTCTCGCTCATTCCGTCTCTCCCGCTTTCGTCACGATCCGCGCGCCGTCGCGCCAGTATCGCCATCCCCATTGGTCCGACCAGATGAATGAAGCGCCGGCCGGAACCGTGTCGACGATGACGGCCGAGCGCCATGCCGGCCGCATGAGCCAGTCGCGCTTCATGCCGTGTCTCCCAGTAACCGTTTCGCCTTGGCGATGACGTTCTCCTCGCCGACGTTGATCGGGTTGGGGCAGCACGTCTCGGCGTAGGGGAGCAGATCGCGCATCGCGTTTTCGAGCGTCGTGATGTGCTCTTCCAGCATGGCGCAGCAGACGCGCCAGCCGCGCGTGGCCCCGTTCATGGCGACGACATCACCCCACCGGCGAGCATCGGCCCTCGCTTCGTCGATCGTGTAGGTGTCTGCGTCGTCGAGCGGTCCGTAGCGTCCCGCGTCCGCCTCGCTGTCTCCCGTCATGCGGCACCGCCTTTCGCGGCGAAGCAATCAGCCTTGGCGGCGTCGATGATGTCCTGGCTGATGCCGTGAGCGCGGCCGATACGGTCGTAATCGGCGGCGGTGCCGAGATCGTCGTAGGATATATTCCCGCC